GAGAGGCTCACGTCTGGCGGGGTTATGTAAGTAAGTGTGCCACCTAGAATCGTGTAGTCAATGCCTTGCTCCTGCGGCTGTCGGGCGAGCCGGAGCTGCACGGATGCTGGATCGAAGGGAACCGGGGAAATGGTGAAGACGGTATTTACTCCGTCGATAACTCCTTGCACATCAATGTACTGCCACGACTTCTGAAGGTTGCCCTGGATGTCCGTGATCATCTTTGCCGTGATGCCAAGGATCATCCGGTAGGTCTTTCCTGGCGTGTTCTTCGTGGATGCGACGGTGCCTTCCTGGCCACGCTCCACCGTGAGAGTATTTCCGCTAACCGCCGTCACGCGGACGATCTCCACATTCGGGTCGTCGGAGGGGTCGGCAAAGTCCGTGATGTTCCAATAGACCAGATTGAACGGCGCGCTCGGCAATGATGAACCGCCCGCGCTCAACACGATGGACGTAGCGGATTCGTCATAGCCCTGGCTGACGAGGAGCTTTATGAAATTCGCTACGGCATCTAATGTCATGCGGACGCTAGTTGATGCTCACGTCTTCGGGACGCGCTACGCAGTAACAGTTCGGGTGCAAAGGCGGCGTGCCAACGTCGCCGTAGCTTGCGGTCATTGTTGCATCGTCCGCTGTGAGCGTCGCGCCGCTGTCGAGGAAGTTGCTGTCGATGGAAATGACCGTGCCGTCGAGCGCCTTACAGAATGGGCATGGTTCGCCGGATGCCGTGTACCATTTGATTGTCTTTACGACGCCTGACTGTTTCCACGTCTCCTTGAGCGATGCGTTCGTTGTCCGGAACGCCTCGGTCTTCGCGATGCGCTCGGCCCCGTAGTCGTCCGCCGCGCCGTACACTTCGCCTACCGCGCTCGTGATGTCGGCAAGGCTATCGCCTTTCGAAAGGCCCTCGTTGATCGCCTTCTCAAGCTGCGACAGCACCGTGTTCTGGTAGCTGTCGGACATCTTGGCGATGGACTCGTGCAATGCCTTCGCCGCATTCTCGTCCGAGATCGGATTGAGGTCGGTAATGCCAAGCTCTGACGCCGCTGCTTTGCCCTCCGACTCGTAGAGCGATTCCATGATCGGTGTCATGGCGTCTACCGTGATGCCGATCCATTTCTCAATATCAAAAAGCTTCGTGGGGTCTATGGCCTTCTCGATGACGGATGGGAGTTTGTCGGTCACTTCCTTGTACTGCTCGGCGTTGATGCGGCGGATCGATTCTGCGATCTCGCGTTCGGCTTCGGTCGTGCGCTCCGTCGCCGCCTTCCATGCAACCTCGTCCTGGGCCTTTGTGGAGAACTTCTTGGTCGGGTGGTCGAGTGCATCCTTGACGGCTTTTGCGACTTTCTCGGCGAGATCTTCGGACATCTTCGTCCGAATCTTTGCGCGCTTCTGAAGCTTTGTCCGAGCGGGCCGGAACGCTACACGCTGGCCGTTGGCCGCCTTCTGGATGCGCTGCAATGACTTCCCGCTGCGGTTTGCCTCCGGGGTAACGTCGCCGTCGCCCGTTGGCTCCCCCGTCGGCTCCATAGCGGTCGGGTGCATGAGCTGATCTCCGCCGTCCACCGGACCTAAGCCCATGAACTCATCGCGGGCCTCGTTTATCGTGAGCACCGGCTGACTGCCGACGGATGCCTGCATCTCGGTCGTCCTGGCGGCGCGGTCTTCCGGTACTGGGTCGATGAATGTGATGTATAGGTCGTCACCATAACGCGGGACAAGCTTCTCGTTCAAGAAGCTGCAAATAAGGATCATGCGCGGCTTGATGACGCGCTTTGAGAACACGTAGTCTGCCGTCTCGGCGGTCGCGCGGTTCGTGTCTGACTCCGCCGTGCCAAGGATCGTCTTGCTGACGCCGAACATGGCAAGGATGCGGTCGCGGGAATCGAGCGAGAGGTTGCGGAAGTCCATGTCCTTCGGGTTCGAACCGATGCCCGTCCACTTCACGCCCTTTGGGAGGACCAAGATGCTGTTCATGTTGTCCACGCCGACGTGCGTAGACTCGAAGCCGATCTTCAGAGAATCAACCTGCGTCTCGGATACGAACTCGGTCTCAAGCACTCCCGCCGGTCGTGCGCCGTTCTGGAAGAATTTGCGGTTGAACTCCTGGGCATAGTTGTCGTTGTCGATGTAGTCCGCTGCGGCCTGTACGACTCCGAGGCCGGTGAACGGGTCTGACGGGTCGGGCAAACGGAAGTGGAGTATTTGATAGGGTTCGAACTTGATGGTTTTCGTCTCAAGCTTCAGCTCGTAGCCTTTGACCTGGAACGGGAAGGATGACGTGTCGATGACCGTCTTCATGAGCGACGGGTCGAGCGGATAGATCGCGGTCGGCTCGTCGAGCTCGTTCTTCACGCCGTCGAGATACCAATAGGCATTGCCCGTGAGGTCGAGATGCGCAGAGAGCATGTACTTCAGTTCCGGGCCGGTCATGTCCGGGTTTACGCCGTCCAAAAGATTGAGCAGGTCGTGGTCGGTCTGTTCCTCGTCGTTCTTGCCATCAACCTTGAAGAGACGCCAGTCGATGTTCATGATGTCGCGGGCGATCGCGTTCACGGATGCGTATACAAAGCCCCGGTTGTTTGCCATCGCCTTGCCGGCATCGATGCCGCTCGAACTGCCCGGACGATTGATCGCCATCGGGTTCGAGTCGCTGCCGAACTCGCCGAACTTCCCGCCAACGGCTTTGCGGATGCCGTAGATGTCGAACGTGATGTTCTGACCCTGCGAGTAGAGCTCGGGGTCGATACGGGAGATGAGCTTGCGAAGCTGACGCGCGGGCCAGCTCGGTTTATTTTTGGCAGTGAGGGAGGTTGGGATAAAGCGGTTTTGAGGCATTCGTTAGACAGCGATAATGTTTCCCTCAGTGATGCGGAACGAGTGAGCCTTGGCAATGTCGTGCGCCGAGTATGGACATGCGATCGGCTCTGCAATCGTAAGCGGGCGCTTCGATGAGATGTGCTGGGCAAGACTCGTCATGATCGGCAGGCCGCAGAACGGGCAACTGATGACGATGGTGTAAACGATCCGCTCGGTTATCGTGTACGGCTTTCCAGTCAGCTTCCAAATAAGGCGTTTGAAGAACGCTGTCGGTGGATCATCTGCTTTCACAACGAGATTCGCTCTGAAATAGAAATCACCCGCTTGCATTACGGGCTTGGTAGGGTCCGGCGAAAGCGCGTCTTCAAGGAACAACGTCTCCGCTTCCGTGACGCTGGCTTTATCAATCTCTCGCGCCTGTGTGGCCTTGAGTTCTTGCATGTGGTGGGATTACTCAAACTCTAGCAAACCAGTCACTTTCGGCAAGGGGATAACTTAAACAGTTGACAGTGTGACGACAGTGCTGAGACACTGTGACTGCACTGCGAACCTTAGAAAGAGGACAATATGCGTTGGATCCATAAAGAGCGGGTAAAAGGGAGCAAGACAGATGAGCTGCGGCTCGGGGTCGCGTCCTGGGATAGCGGCGATGGCAAGGCAAAGTCGATCAAATACACCTGGTTCGACAAGCTCAACCGGGCGGCACGCGGCGGTGAGATACCCGTCGATGCGTTGCCGCAGATGCTCGCCTTCGCCAAGCGGGAAGGTTATCTCTAAAGCAGCCATTGCATGGTATTCTGTGGCCACGTCCATTCCGGACGGAGATATAGTCCAAGGGGGTCGTGAGGACTCGCGCCGACCACGACCAGCGCGCCGATCTTGTTGGAATCGCCAACGAGAAGCGATGTTTGAACTGCGTTGATTTCCGTTTTTCGTTGGTAACGCAGTGCAAGAGAAGACTCGACCCCCACTGACTTCCCCAGCAAAATTGCCGCCACCGTAAACGATTGAAATGAAGTAACTTACAGTTTCGTCTTTTATTTGCCCACAACCTATGGTGTAATTGGACATACCCGAGCCTATTAGTGGGCTCCAGAAGGAGAAGTCCATTGCCCCTCACCAGTCTCATCTCAGCCCGTATCCCGCCAGTGACTCAGGGAATCAAGTTCTGCGATCGACTCTTTACGGAACCCACCCGTCTGTCGTCGGCGCTCATTCCACCGGTGTCCGGGATTTACGCGATCCTCGTGCCGGATGCCGGCTGCTCACCGCGCCAGTTCCGCCCGGTCTACTTCGGCGAATCGAGCAACTTGAACGGCCGCGTCAGCACATCGCATGAAAAGTACAACGATTGGGTCCGTGCTGCAGCGGGCAGTCAGTTGTACCTGGCGCACCACGCGACGATCTTGATGAACGATCAGCAGCGGCGCGATGCCGAGTGCGAGCTTATCAATCACTATCGACCAGAGTGCAACGATCGCATCAACACGCCGCCTCTACTGAAGTCGCTCTACGGGGTCTAAAGGCCTACATCTCGATCCAGTGGATCTTCGGCAGTTCGAGGCCCTGGTTCGCAAGCCCCTGTAGCAGGTATACGAGCGCGTCGTTCAAGTCGTCGTGCGACTCCACCCCAAGGTTGAATATCTGGCCTAGCAGCTCCTCGCATCCGCTGCGGGGGAAGAGCACCGTGCCGTTCTTGATGTACGGCGCGACAACCTGCAACCGAGCCCGCTTGTCGCCCTGCGGCTTCATCGGCACGACGGGGATCATCATGCGCTCCATCTCCTGGATGGCCGCCTTCTGATACGCCACGTCCTCCACGAAAAAGATATTTGCGCCCTTGAGCTCGCCCGGAATGCTCCTCACTTTTTGCAGGAAGTTGTGGAACGTAACGTGTTCGTTGTAGGGGTTCTGGTTGATATAGATCTTTGGTGAACCGTCCACGTAGTAGACCTCGCCGCTCGCAATGGCCGTGAAGTCGGCATTCTCCTTCTGTGAAATGGCAAGGTCGATGCCGTGGCCTTTGATCGCCGCGAGCTGGCCCGTCGGCTTCTCATCGTAGTAGTGGATGTCCTCCGGCGTGATGATCTGGTCTTCTTCGGGGACGATCTTCAAAAGCATCTCGCGCTGCCATGGGATCGCACCCATGTCGCGTTCCCGGTCCTTGAGCGATTGTGCGGTGGGATACATCGCGGGCCATGTACATACGCCCTTGTCCGTGATGAGCGGAAATTCAAGGCATTTGAAGCCGGTTCCTGGCGCCTTTAGGCGAGACAGTAACGCGTCCATATGCAGCAAATTGCCGATGACTACGAGCTTTCCCTTGCGGGCGTCGAGTCCAGGCATGACCTCCGAATGCAGCCAACGGTCGGTCTTATCGCGGTTCTCTTTCGTGCGCACCCATTCGCCGTCCTCGGGGTCGTCTACGACCACAAGCTTCGGTCTGTGCTGGAGATGGCGGAGTCCGCGCACCTTCTGGCCGCGTGATCGCGCAAGGATGCGGACGCCGTTCGAGAGCACGATGTTCTGCTTCTGCCATTCCTCGCCTTCACCTTTGAGCGCAAAGTCCTCGATCACCTTCCCGGTGATCTCGCCGTAGTCCTGCTTGATGAGGCTGTTCGTCTCAAGCTCATGCTTGATGGCGGATATGTTGAGCGTTGCCTGGCGGGAAGAATCGGCGATGAGGATGATAAACGGGTATTTGTCGGGATATTCGAGTGCAGCCCACAAGGGAAGGGCCAAGCTTCCGAACGTGCTCTTACCCGATCCGCGAAAGCCGATGATGAGCAGGCGGCGGAGTTCTTCAGTCTCTAGCGCGCGGATAAGTTCCGGATGGAATGCGGCGGGAGGATCGGTGAAATAGCCGGTGAGGTATACCAGCGAAAAACCGAGCAGGTGTTGCCTGGTCGTCTTACGAGCTTCGAACGTGTCGAAGGGGTCAAGCTGCTGGAGCGTCTTGGTGCTGGACATCCTCCATGGGGGCTTCGATCTGAGCGGGTGCTATCAGTCCCCAGCTCTCGAAGACGGCGATGATGGCTTGCTTTTTATCTTCCGGAAGCGGGGTATTGCGGATGGTGGCGTCGATCGTGCCGAGCTTGCGTTCGAACACGCCGGCATCGAACAGCTTCTCGAACACGGCGTTGTATGCTTCGCGCACCTCGCGCAACGCTGCGGCGCGGTCCCGACCCGCTTCGCTCTTGTCGTTGGCGATCTCCCAGCCCACGCGGGCGATCTCGGCCATTGCGTCCTGGAACGATGAGAGCGCCATGTTGAGCGTCCAGGTGTCGGCCCGCTTCGCTCGTTCAGTATGGATAGCCTTGAGAAGCGAGCCGATGTAATGGCGGTCGAGTGGCAAGCCGTCCTGCTCAAGCCGCTTGCGTATGCCCTCGGCGCTGATATGCGGGTGCTGCACTATGAGGCTGCGGACGCGCTCACGATGGTAATGCTTAGTTTTAGTGGACAGAGGTGGCATGGTGCCGATGGGAGGTTTCCCTAATCCTACCCCGACGTTTAATCCTTGTACAATTGCTCCACCCGGGAGGACTGGTGATGGTTTGTCACGTGTGCGGCGATGCCGCAAGCGCGCAGTGTTGGGATTGTGAGCGATACGTTTGCAACACCCACAACTGGTCCGGGGGACAATGCTCCGCGTGTAGAGAAAGTCTAAACCGGCGAGTGGAGTACAGACAGAGTGAGGAACAAAGGAAAATAGAAGAAAGCAAGTGCGAATTTTGTGGCGCTGCTGATAAGGTCCATCTGAAATGTGCGGTCTGTGGGAAGTTCTTTTGCAATAGATGCGGCACGATAACGGTACTGCTCGGTAGGCACCGGGAAGGTGGTTCCAACGACGGACATAGTTGGATACGATGCAATGCCCATCCCCAAAAGAAGGTCTTTTGTCCCTATCCGCTTTTGTGGCTTTTTTCCTTCGGTTGGCCAAGTACTGATCCCGATCAGTTTGAGAAGCCGGATAAGTCTTGGAATCGTGATTAATTTAGGAGTTTTCAGGAGAATTGCGCGATGGCCACGGCGAAGACACCCACTCGGCGAATACGTACCTTCCCGGGGTTCCAGCTTAGATTTCCGGTGACTGAGATCCAATTGTGGGCTGACAAGTTTTCCCAGTTCGATGACGACACGGCCGCGCTTGATGCGGGAAAGCAAATTTGCCTCGGCAACTATAGCTTGAAAAACCTGCTCGTTATTGTGGAGTGGAAGTCGAAACGTCGTGCACAGTTGCTCGGAGACAATACCCAGAGTGAGCGTGATGAGGCGTTACGAATAGCCGTGAGCGCGTCTGAGCCCCGAACGGCGTTCGGTGTGCTCATGGGGCTTGCGGGTGTCGATACGCCAATGGCATCGGCAATTCTCACGGCCATCGATCCTGATCGGTACACGATCATCGATTGGCGGGCACTTGATGCGCTTGGCAGACCGGATTGGAACGCCAGTCTAAAGCTATATCTTCGGTACTATTTCCCTGAATGCGCACGGATCGCAACCGCGGCTGGCGTGAGCCTACGCACAGTGGATAAAGCGTTGTGGAGTTGGTCAAAAGTGAACTCATCGGAATAGTGCCGCTACCCTAGAGATCGACCAAGAATTCCTTGATGAACTTGCGGTTCTTGGCCGCGCTCTTTATCCGGTATCCCAGCTTGTCCTCTAGATGCTCGCGGATGATGCTGGCCCGTGGAATGATGGCGATCTTATACCGGTCGATGTTAGGAAAGAAGAACACCACGCACAATTCATCCGCTATCAACTGCCGGCTTTCCCGATCCACCTCGGTATGGTGCAGGTCGGGTATGCCGTATGGGTGCTCGCCGATCTTTACGAAGCGACCTTTTACTTCAACCTTGAGCGTCTTGGCATCGGTTGTGACAAGTAGGTCGTATCCCCCATGCCCTCCGCGAACACGGGCTTTATCCTCAACGGTGCAACCGGCGTATTTCCGTTCGTAGTAATCCTTTGCTGCGTTCATCGCGTCGTTCTCGACATCGCGTGCCATCGTTGCTCTCCGCTACGCCACCGGCGAAAGGAGCATCCACGGACCGAAGCCGTGACTTTGGACTCGTAAGATCTCGCCGTCCTGGGCCGTCAGTTGAAAGTATCCTGTGGGAAGGGCATCACCATTGATGGCTGTGACTGTGCCTTCGGTGTGGCTCTTTCTCATTGCCGGTGGGAATCCTGGGCGCGTTACCAAATTCGTCGTGATGACGAAGTGATACCGCACTTGCCATTCTGCGGGTGGCTGACCTTCCTGGCGCAGTGTGCCGTTTCCTTCGAGGACCTCTGTGATGCGTTACGCTCCCTATGCGCGCTTACTGGGGCCGCGCTTGGTAACTCTCTTTTTAGTCCGCTTCTTCCCGCCGAGACGTGGCCCGGAGCTGGATAGCGGCGAACGGGAAATTATCTTACGATGCGCGGCGCCTTTGCCACTCGATACATTGATACTCTCGGTTGTCCGCATAAGCATAAGGCAATGCGGGCACTTCACCCGATCGTTGGGCGCACCGAAGCCGCTCATCTGCCCGACCATAACTGACTTCACCTGGTCAAAGGCCGGACACTGGGGATTCACACACTTCGCTTTGAGATTCATTTGAACCTGCCTAATAAAGTATAATCCTCGTCCGTTATAATTACCGCAAATTCTATGACATACGCGACACAGTTGGTGTCCCTCATTACCGGCATACTCGGCTCGCTTCTTGGCGCTACCGCCATTGTGATCTCGGTATTGAACTATCGTCGGGACAAGCCTCAGCTCAAGGTAACGCTCAAATGGGACATGACTGAACTGGGGACACAGCGAATGATGGGGCTAGTGAAAGTGGCGAACATCGGCAGACGCCCCGTGTATCTGAGCGTCGTCGGGCTGCATATAGGCGGTCACCACAAATACAGCCACCTGATCTTGAACGACTCGATACAAGGTAAACGCCTGGATGAAGGTGATAAGCCCGAAGGCTTCATGGTGAATTATGACCAAATGGCTGAATACAAGGAAGTGTGGGATAAGATCCGCGCGGTGGCGGAGGATAGCACTGGGAAGTCGTACTACTCCGAGTATCCGAAGGACAAGCCCTCGTGGGCGAACTAACATAAAAATTGGGAATGCACCGGGAAGTCCCATATGCCCGACAGATGGGGTGGGTTGCGCAACGTTCGTTGATAGACGGGTTCTGCGGGGACCCGATCTGCCTATTCGCTGCCGCGGCCTTGCGGTTTCGCGTTCCCGGCCACTCAGTCGCTACGCTGCTGCTTCGCTGGATTCGCTCGACTCTTCGCCCGATGCCTCGCCCTGACCTTCCGCGCTTTCGGCTACGGTCGATTCAGTCGTCTCCGCGCTGGTCGTCTCTTCCGAGGTTTCCGCACCTGCGGTCGTTTCCTCGTTCTTTACCTCTTCGTTGGTATCGCTCATTAAATTATCTTGTTATTGTTTTGCGACCTTTGTATCGGGATAGGTAAGCTCTGCCCAAAAGCCTTCGCCGGCATTCTTGCCGAACGGCTCGCTCGTGTAGACGTAGAGGAACACTCGGCCATCGTCGTACAGCACGGATGCAACGCGCCCGTCGTGCGTCATGCACACCTGGACGATCTTGGCGAGTTTCTTTGGTGTTGCCATCGGCCTAAAGTTTCCGGATCTTACCGGCTACGATGCGGCTGTTCTCAGCCATGCTGCGGAAGTATTGCGCGGTCTTCTCGCCTTCGGACACGTTCGTTGCTTCTGCTTCGGCGGCGCGGCGTTTCTCCGCGGCGATCTTCTTCGCGTCGGCCTTCTCACGGTCGGCCTCGTAGAGTTCTTTGCCAGCGAGCAACAGATACTCTTCACTTCCTTCCTCTTTAGCAATGTTCTCTTCAATCAAATCAGCCTCTTTATTGAGCTGCTCGATGAAGTCGCGCTTCTCCTTGGCGAGGTTCGAAGCAAGCTGAGCGTTGATCATGTTCGTTGCGCCTTCGTGTTCAAGTTTGAATATGTACTGCTTCTTCGCTATGAATCTGGCGATGAGTCGGATCATGGTTGTGAGTGGGATTGTTATAAGTTTAGGGCATCTGCGCGCGCTTGCAAGCTTTCGGCCTGTGGACAAGCGCACTTCCTCGAACCGTCCGGAGAGCTCACGGTGAACATGCAGCCACCGGTCCTGCTGTGGACATAGGCGAGGTGCCCGCACGTCGAGCAAACTCCCTGCGAGTGGCCGGCGCACGTACACCGTCCATTGCGCTTATGGCACTCCGGTACGCGTACGGGCTCCGCGTCGAGGTCCTGGTCGTCATCCATGAATCTGAATGTGATTAGGTGAGTTTATTTGTTGGGAGGGGCGTATCTAAATCGTACAATAATTCCGCAAGCAGTCAATCCACAGGGGTTCTATGGACACCGCCGAAACGATTCTGGCTCGCATAGACGTGGTGGCGAAGGAGGTGGAGGCAGTTCGGCTGGCTGGCGATTTGCCAGAAGATGTCGAGACGATCGTTCAGCGACTGGGGTACAAAAGCTACAAACATTATCTGCGAAGCCCACTTTGGCTAGAGGAGATCAGACCCCGCGTCCTGCAACGCGATAATCACATCTGTTACCGCTGTGGCGAGACAGCGAAGGAAGTCCACCATCGGCACTACACAGAAAAAGCGATGAAGGGAGAGGATGACCCGTTACTCGTTTCCCTTTGCGCACGCTGTCACAATACAGTGGAGTTTGGGAGCAAAGGGAGACGACGATCCCACGAAGAAAAGCTTCGGGTGCTTGAAGCGAAAATCGATCGGACCGTGATTCCGGAACCCTACCTGCCTAAACGCCTTCGATCCCGGTTGCGGCATACTCTTCCCCCTTCCGCAGGATGAACTAGCCGGGTCTCTTCGTAAGGCTCTCGCGCCAATCTCCCTCGAACCCAAAGAACGGCGCGGGTATCTGCTCCGCAAACCAGAAATTGGTGAATGGTGCGATGTCTGGCGCCTTGAACCAATGTGCGTTTCGATCCGCGTCCACGGCCCACCAAATTGCGTTCTTAGGTGCGGTCTTCCAATCGACACTATTGTGCATAGAGGTTCCTCGCTCGAAAATACTCTCACGTTTTTAGAGTTGAGTACAATTGCTGATTGGAGAATTCATGCAAGTACAAGAGTTGCATCCCCACATGACTGTGTTCCTGACACTCTGGGCGGCGATAGGACCAATACTTGGCTTGGTAGTTGGCAACTTTCTTCAGTCCAAAGGCCAGCATAAGCAGTGGCGGCGCGATACGGCCCGTGATGAGTGCCGTGAGTTGCTTGGAGAGTTATCCATAACCCGTTTCTCTATCCGTGACCTCAGACATGCACTTAAGCGTGGTGATGAGCAGGGACGCGCAGCGATGGACCAATATGATAAAGACGCACGTGAGTTTCATCGTATTATCGGGAGTCGCATTGTGATTGCCAGAGAGCTTAAGGCGGCTAGAATTGCAGCGCGGTGGGAAAATGCGGTCCTTGAATATCTTGGTGACAAAAATGAGGAAACCCTAGAATCTGTCTACGACAGCTTGGTAGACGATCTAGTAGAAATAGGTCTAAGGGCGTAGCTCCTCGATCTCGAACGCCGCGTACTCATCTCCCTTTGGAACAATGATCTTCTCCACGCGCCACTCGAATATGTCCCTGTCATTCACTCCATACTTCTCACAGAGCGTGTCCTGGAAGCTCTTGATGAGGTTGTCGCCGTCCGATGCCTTGGACGATACGCCGAAGACGTAATGCACCTTAAGCCTGCCCTTGGGGATCGTGAGCCTCGGCAATAGGTAGCCAAGCGTTTCCTTGTACGCCTTGAGTTCGGGTGTTGCGAACCTCCGGCCCTGATAGCTCCGGTTTACTGATAAGGGCTTGATTGGTACTCGGTACATTTGGTGCGGGGTGGTTTCAGAATACAATTTGGGTGGAAAACTATGAATTTCAGATACCTAGTGCTCGGGGTCTGTTTTGCGACTCCAATTTGCGTCACGGCGATGATGATCTGCATCGACAGACTCGTTACGCCTCCTGCCGATGAGCGCACGTGGTGGAAAATACTTCGATTGTTTGTCGGCGATGAGCGGAGAAGACGTAACAGCGTAAAAGTGTTTGCAAAAACACTTGCTGCGCAATTGCTCCTGTCATTGCTTATCATCACGATCATCGTCTTCATCCCAGAGTATTGGCGTCCGGTCTTTGATTATTTGATTGACAGGTTGGGTACTCATGGAACTCAAGTGGTCATTGGAACGGGCATATGCCTAATGGGATTTGGAGCACACGCGTTCAAGAAACATAATCAGTTCCTCTACGGTGTGGTCGAGGTTATTTTTGGAGGAAGCTCAGCTTTTGCGGTAGCACTCGGAATATCATCACGTAGCGCTACTCCCTCTCAGTGGGCAACCCTCGTCGGTTGCGCATACGTGATCGCGCGAGGCCTCAACAATGTCAGTGATGCGAAAATGGCTGCACTTGTGAAGCCTTAGACCCACGCAGATCATGGGAATAGTATTGACCGTGCTTTCACCTCTCCAGCTTCATATTCAATCAGTCCAAAGGATTTCAGACGACCGCGCGGATTTGTATAACCAGTGCTGCGCTCGTGCATATAACCAGCAATGGAACACAAGTCGTTATTTGAGATACCATCAGGATATTTCTCAAGCAACGGTTTGAGTAATTTCTTTTCAGGACCGTCAAGCTTTGCCAAAACAGCCTCATGCAATGCTTCCGTTGTGAGAGGTGCCGAAGGAGTTTGTGCGAGTCCACGGCCGGCTTCGGTAAGCTGAACCGCACCATTGGAATAATCCAAAAGCCCTTTGGCCTTCAGATAGCCGCGGGGATTCGTGTACCCTGTGGATCGGAAGTGGCTGTAGCCAGACAGGAATGCCACCAGCTCGTTCGGTGGGTTCGTCTGTCCGATGGATTCGCACCAAGCCAATGCATTCAAAACGCGCTGTTCGGGCCCGGAGAGATCATCTGAAGGATGGAACTCGGTGACTGCTGGTCTGGGTGCCATCACGGGCTTTTGCGATCTAACGACCGGAGCGTTTATCGAAAGCCTCTGCTTCGCAGGGAGTTCTACAGCCATTGATTCTGGAGAGCTTATCCCTCCCACCTTGGCGATCAAGGGTCCGAGAGCCGTAATAACCTTTTTGAGATCCTCGGCGTATTTGATCCATGCATTCAGGAGGACTTGCCATTCTCTATTTGTCTTTGTTTGTTCGTCTCGCTCCCTCTGTATCTCCTGATTAGCGTTCCGCTCGATCTCTTTCCGAAGGGTCTCAACCTGCTTAGAAACCGCTGCTTCTATGGCAACAGGATTAGCTCCCGGCGCTTTTTCCAAAATGTTCTTCTCGCGCTGAAGAGCCACGACTCGCAGACGTAGTTCGTCTACCGTCCTTGCTTCTTCCTCCGCCTCCTGGGGGAGGTCTGCAAGTTTGCCAAGTATCTTCTTTATCCCGTCTGTGGGAGGCACAACTTTCGTGAGTGATCGTGAACCAGCCTTGGGGTGGGTAGTATGAACGTCTCCAACGGTAACCTTCTGGACTTCATCCGATATGGCTGGGCCGAACGCATAAAACTCTCCTGGCTTCAATGCTCGTAATGACAGCATCTGCTCGCGGGAAGTGAACCCGAGCTCGTCCGCCGCACGCTTCATATCGATGTCTTGCGAGGCTCGACCGATGAGCTTGTTGTTGCACTCTGCCGCTGCATCTTTGCTCAATTTAGAGATGCGCTGGGTGGCAAGAATAGCCGAAAAGCCGCGCTTGCGACCGAGAGCACAGAGACCTATCACCGCATCCATCGCTTCGCTCTGTCCTTTCTCGGGGGCGTAGGTATGGGCCTCATCGATGACCACAATGCAGTCGTGCCAGAGATCCTTCGGTGCGTTGATAAGCGATTCGAGAAACAGTCGTACGAAACGCTTCCGTTCCTGCGGATGAAGCTCATAGAGATCGATGATCGCGGAAACCTTAAGTTCCAAAAGTTTGCGGGCGAGTAGCGCTGCTGAACGGGGTTCGGCAGGTGTATCTCCTCCTTTGCCGGCGAGAACATAATCGTATTTCTCCCGGAGCGTAGCGAACTCACCCTCCGAATCGAGAATGATGTGTTGGACCTTACCGTGCGACTGTTCGAGAATGCGACGGAGAGCCCAAGACTTTCCGCCCCCCGAATTTGCTTGAACAAGAAGCTTGCTCTCGATCAATTTCGGGAGGTCTATTTCTGTTTGGTTGTTGAGTTTTATAAATTGATTCACTGGAACAGTGGTGAGTTAATTTGTGGCTTTTCTTCCCGCGCCGGCGGCAACACCGGATGCTTGGCCTTCCATGCATGAGCGCTATGGCCGGTCGCCTTGCATTTGCGGATTCCGGCATCAAGCACAAGGCCGGCCTTGCGGAGTTCTCCAACACGCGGCGTGATCGTGTTTATCTTCCAGCCCGTGTATTTCTCCAGCTCGGCGTTGGTAACGTCCGGGAAGAGCCTGATGGCGTCCAACACCTTCTTCTGCTTCGCGCCGAGATCCTTGCACGCCAGCTCGTAGGACCACAATGATGTGTCGGCGCTTCCCATGATTACCAGTGCTTATTTACCTCGGTGAGCGTCGTGTGGAGCTTCGCCGCGATGCGTAGCGAGTCCAGGCCTTGCGCCCGTAATTCATCGACCTGTTCTTTTGTGACCTCCACACGCTTCGCGGGCTCCTCCTCCGGTGGCAACGTACCCTGGCGATTCGGGCAGGAATCGCTCCTATGTCCAGACTTGCCGCAATTCTTACAATGCCGGATGGTTCCTTTGCCGCCGGTCTTGGGTGTGGCGCTCTTTGCAACTCTGGTCTTGTACTTCCTCCGCAACGGAAGCGGAGGGATCGCGGATGTAGCCTCTGCTATGGCGCCGAACTCCGGGAGTTTCTCGTAGAGGTCGTCTCCCGATACGGCGTACTGTTTACCGGCTATTTGGTAGATCTTCATGCGTTCGCTAGTTAGTTATGTTTACGGTGTGGTTGTGTAAGTATTTGATACGGAAGTTGTTATTGTGGATTTAGCGGCTTGTCGGGGACTTTAGTGAACTTCGCGGTTCGTAGTGGGGGGCCGAACGCAATGGCTTTACCCAGAAAGACGGACAGCAATGGTTCATCGCATTAAGTTTCTTGCTGCACTCGTGTTGTACGCGGGTCTCGACGCAATCGTGTACCACGTACTCGCCACTCTGCTTCACTGGAAGTAGTCCACGTCGGGTCGGTGGGGTTGTATTCCTGCCGACCCGCCAACCCCTATGCGGGAGGGCCGTTCATGTGGCCTGCGCCAACCGCATCCTATTGCCCCATGCTTATTCGGAGGGCGACCCTTAGATTTATTGTTGCTTCGGGTGATACCACGGCTTCGCGACTATCTCGTCGTGGTGCACGATGTCGTTCTTCGTAAACTGGCTGAGCTCGTTCCACATCTCGTCGCGGTGGCTGCACCGTCGCCCCTGGTAGACGAACCGGGGGCAGGTGCAATTGATGTTCGGATCTTCCATCGTGCCGCCCCAGAAGATCGTCGTGGTGTAGGTGAGCGACGGGTTGCTACTAGAACGGAATGTCTTCTGGCGAAATGTCCTTGTCGTCGTCCAATCCTGGACGATCCTCTGCGCCGTTGTCATCTTCATCGAGCTGAATAGTTGGTATGCCGTTTTCGACCTTTTCTGCGTCGGCACCGCTCAATTTGATCAGCTCGATAAAACTCTTCATCCCGGCGCTTTTCATCTCGACGGAAAAGGTGTCGCCGTATTGCAATTCAGCGATCTTTGCGACCAGATAATCAAGCGTCTTGCCGTCCTTGCTCATGATCGGACGGTTCCAAAGTTTCTCTACGCCGTGCTCGGAAACGACCATCTGCAGCTCCTTGCGTGCCGCTCCTGTGATCGGGTCCTTGCCGTCGCCCTCTTTATCGGAAATGAATACGCAAATGTGCTTCCCCGTGGACTTCGACCCGCCGCCCTCCTGCTTGATGCCTAACTGGAGGTACTGCACCTGTGCTTTACCCGCTGCGTTTGCCCTGTCAAATAATTCCTTTGCCGCTGTGCTCATCTCTTTGAATAGATTATGTTTATGTTTCTTTCGGGGCGTTCGACGCGCCCTTACGCCGCCTGCAATTCGCTCACGATCTCGTCAATAAGCTTCTTTACCTTTGCGACCTTTGCCAGCGCCTTCTTGCTGGTAACCTCCGGGAACGGAATAGCCTGGAAGGTGCCGGCGAATGCGCGAAGCTTCTCGTTGTCCGGACGTTCTGCCTCGATCCGCTCCGCTTCGGCCTTCGCCGCAGCCTCCGCGGCGATGCGCTCGTCCTCTTTGCGCTTGGCGTCTATCTCGGCCTGGAGACGGGCATCATCGGCGGCCTTGCGCTTGGCCTCTTCAACCTCAACCTTGTGCCGCTCCTCACGCTCGGCATCCGCCTTCTGCTGTTCGATGGCCTTCTTTTCTGCCTCGATCCGCTCCGCTTCGGCACGCTGTTGCCGGTCACGCTCCTCCTGTTCGAGGCGCTGCTTTTCGAGCTTGGCTGACAGGAACTTATTGAGGACTCCGACAAATGTGGGGCCGTCCATCTTCAAAAGTTCCTCTTCGCTCATGGTTGCATCGAGTTCGTCAAGCTTCGCCAGGCGCTCCGGAAGCTTCTCCCGCTGCTCTTTCTCGAACTTGATACGGGCTTTCTCATCGTCGATCCTCTTCTGCTCCGCGATAAGGTGGTTCTCCACTTCCTCGATGGCAACGGTGATGCGTTTTGCCTCGGCATCCACCGCGCGACCGTACTCCAACGCCGATGCCTTGAGCTCGACCCGCTTCTTTTCGACGTTCACGCGCTCACCCTTGATAAAGAGGCGCGCGTCCCGCACCGCATCGTAACCCTCCACATCGTCCAAGCCCTTGATGGTGAGGGGCAAGAATTCCTTGCGGTACTGCGCGAGTGCCTCATCGGTCACGCTGTACTTAACCAGCTCTGTAATGTTTTCCACGAATGTATTTGGTTATTTTGTTACGTCGTCCTGGACAGGGACGCCCGCTGTGCATGCGGTATGGCGCACAATCCATTTGGTACTTCCGAACCCCGCCTCCCCCGACTTCCGCGGAACCTGTTCCGCAACTCCTGCGCCCTCCATGACCACTTCGCCGCATATGTAGCAGTAGTCCTCATATTTGTTCTTCATAGGTCTAGTGGGCGATTTGATACTCCTGCGACGCGCTACCGACCATAGCGTCGTACATCCCTTCGATCTCTTCCTCTGTGGGAGGCTCGCCGTGCTTCATCTGGTCATCGGCAAGGATCTCCATAATGTCGTCGTTTGACATGGTGATGATGAGTTATTTGTGAATTCGAGATTCGAGAGGGCGGAAAGGCTCTCGTCTTAGCCGCCGCTCTCTCGAATGAGAGTCTTTACAGCGTTGCGAACCAAATCATAAAGGCGACGAACGCGGCGATTGCCAATGCCCCGAGGATTGCCTCAATAAGCTGGCGACGGCGGGAGATGCGGGGCTTGAAATAGCCGATCTCACTGCTTATAAGCTCTGTGTCATTCATGGAATTGTTTATGGGGTTTGTACGTGGCTCGACCCAACCACCTCATAACAATAGCAAGCCCACAGGTTGCGTCAAGCAACCCTGTGGACAACTCTAGGCCGCTCTAGCCGCTAGCTTGAAAGCCTTATACCGCGCCCGCTGGGCCGCATTGATGGCTGCGCGATTCTTGCGTCGATAAGCCTGTTGATATGCCCGGTAGCGCCTCCGTCCTTCCCGCTTGCCAAATTTCTTCTGATAAAAACTGAGGGATGCCATTGCTCTAAGCAAAGCACACTTGCGGGTTATTTCAAGCGACCCGTTATCCCCAGGCCGGCGCCCTTGTGCATTCCTGCCAGTTTCCTATGCTCAAGGGGTTACTTATCTAGCACCTTGTCAGGGAGGAAATATGGCTGAACCGAAAGATGTGTTTGTCATCACGAAGAACGGCGACAAGTCGTACTGGAATCGGTGCGGTGTCGCATTTGAGAACAAGGACGGCTCCCTCAATGTGAAGCTCGACCTGTTCCCCGATGTCCAGCTTCAGATCCGGGATAAGAAGCCGGAATAAAACCGCATCATCAACCGAGACGCCCTGGCCATGTGCCGGGGCGTTTTCTTTTGGAGGGGACCATGAGTCTCGATTTCAAAGTGATAAAGGAAATACGAATGGTGGACGTGTGCGGACGGTACAAGATCGCACTGAAGTTCAGGGGCGACTATGCGAACGCTCCATGTCCGCTCCCGACCCATAAGGACGGGGATAAGGCCAAGAGCTTCTCGATCAACCTGGCCGGCAATTACTGGCGATGTTTCTCTGATTCCTGTAATGCGAAGAACGACGGCAAACGCGGCGGGGATGTCATCAACTTCGTCGCACTGATGGAAAACTGCCGGGAGAAAGAGGCCGCTCAAAAGCTGGCCGACTGGTACGGGGTAGGCAAAGAAAAAGCCGCGCCTCGCATGGAGACACGGCCACAGATAATAAAACCAAACATGCAAAAGGCTATTAGTCAGCCTAGCGCACTGAGCGGTAGCGTCAAGCCCTCGGGGGATGCTCCGGTGAATTACATGGCATTGATCGACAAGTGGCTGGAGGAAGTATTCGAGCCCCGTGGGGACGAGACGGAGGAAGAATACTGGCTGAGACTGAAGAAGCAGTTCAAGTCAAAGCTGGTGGAGAGCTATCGGGCCGGCCAGAATCTGAAATAGCGTCCTTTGATGGACGACCACGCTTTTTACCGGGCGTGGTTTTTTTGTCCCCGAGCTGGGCGAGGCGCTGATCGATCTGCTCGCGCTCGGCAAGCAGGAGTTCAATGGCCTGCTGTGTGAGGGCGTCCGCCTGTTCAATAGCTGTCATAGACCTCCTTGGGGTCGCGTTGCAGAGGGAAGGGTTAATTAATTACTAAATCGACGATACAGACTTCAATAGTTTGTCCGCGTCCTCAAGTGATGCAACGGTCATCATAGCGACTTGAACGCTATCGAAACGGGCTTCAAGATCATCGAGAGTGCCGACTTCCTTATCAACCTGCTCATCAATGAGCTTGCGGAGAATGCGGCCTGCATCCCCATTGGCTATGCGCACATCTTCATCATCGTCGTCATACAAAACAAACCCAAGTTTAGCGAGGTCTTTCTCCTGCTCCTTGAGTTTCTCTTTGGCGGCGGTGATGAGTGCGAGAGCCTTGAATGCGCCTTTCTTCTCGGCGTACTGCTTGATGAGAGATTCTTTAAGTGTGTCGCGCTTCTCGGTGAGTGTTCTTTTCACCCGTGATCGAAGGCCGTTGTAATCGCCATTTCCTACCACGTCGGCAAGCTGTTTCCTATTCGCCAACGAAAATTGATTAGTGTTCATGAGTTTTGTTATTTGTTTTGGTCTTCCCCCTGCTTCCGCAATAATGATGCTTCGAATGTCCGTCCGCACGCGGTGGCTTATCGTGAGCATCATGGAACGATTATTCGGGAGAGACGCCTGGGGGTACAGCCGCTAGTTACGCAGAGCTGGAAAGGAAGCGATTTATCTCCGTCATCGTTTGCTCTTTCGGGGTGGCCCAGCGCATGAGGGATTGCTTGATGATCCGGGTCGCGTCCTCCCGCTTTGGCTTCAGGGGCTTGGGGGCCAGTACCTTCCGGACGATGGGCTGGTTATTCTCAAACGTCCGTGCGTAGAACTCGTACCGGGAGAGATCGGTTATGTGCGATGGCAAGACCTCGGGGACTCGCCAATTGTCGGCGAGCATCTGGGCGTCGTCGCCGGAAACGTTGAATGAGATCTGGGTTGCGGCATTGGTCAAAATGTCGCGCATGATAGGCATTTGATAGCTGCCCTGGAAGGCGGTAACGAGGGAGATGCCGTATTTCCTCGCCTCGGCCAAAAGTGTTCCGAACTTCCCGCCGTCGGTCCCGTTCTGTGCCTCGTCGGCAACGATAATAAAGTCGGGACGCTCCGTTTGCTTCTCGCGCTTCAGCGCGGCGATGGCGAACATCGAGATGATGAGGGAGTAGAGAACGCGGGCAGTCTCCTCTCCTAGCCTTCCCTTTGAGATCCTGCATATCAGGATCTTTCGTTCGTTCATAATTTGCAGCGGATCGATCGAATCATAGTGCCCGATGATGGGAAGGATGTTCGGGCGCATCAGCTTTGAAAGCTTGTTTATCCCTGGTGCCAACTTCGCCGTCTGGTCGGTGTGCCGGAGTTTATCGAAGGCTCTCTTGAAGAGTGCGAGGAAAGGATTGCTCGAAGCCCCGAGAAGACGCTCCCGGTATTCATCGTCGATCAGGAACCGGTAGACATGGATGAGGGTGGGGTGCGGGACGTTCTCACACACCGCGTCGATGTCGGCGCGAATGTTGTGGGGAGTCTCGTTACCCCATGCGCTATCGCTTCCGGCCATGGCCTTTAGAAGGGAGACGCAGGTTTCTTTGGCCTGTTCGAGCGCTGCCGGATCGGTGAAGAATAGGGGGTTGAAGGTCGGGACGGAATCGAGATCTGGGTCGAAAAAGATGAAGTCTCGTTTGCGGGAGGACGGAAGGATGAGGCTCAAGCGGTCGTATACGTCGCCGTGAACGTCCATAAAAAGGCCACCGTGCCCCTGCTTCACGAACTCCGTGAACAGATTCTCTAAGAGGGCTGACTTTCCCATGCCGGTAGCGCCGATGATGTTTACATGGCGGGTGGGGTCTATTTGGAATGGAGCGCGTGTGAGCGCGTCTCGGCCGATGGTTATGTTCATTATCACGGTGTCCCCGTCCCCATCTACTGACGGCTTTCGCGCATCCGAGGGGACGAGGAGGAGGTGAGTGCGCCGGAGCGCCACCGCCCGTAGGCGATTATCTAAAGTATGTCGCTTTATTTGACGATGTCCATGAGCGAAAGTGTCTTGCCGCTCGAAGTGTGGAGCACCGGGGCGGCGGGCGTCTCGATCATGTCGCGGTGGGTCGTAAAAGCGAGGATGTCGGAGGTCAGCCTGAAAGGCGCTCCTGCGTGTTTCCGTTTGAGATATACGTCAACACAATTGCACGATCCCTTTAGATGGACGAGGAGATTGTTCATCGCTTCGGCGTCGCGCATGGGAATGATGACGGTGTAATACCGAAATCCCCACACTTCCTTCATCTTCCCGCTGCCATGAGAATCGACATACGGCTTCAGCTTTTCGTAGAGGGCGTCAAAGTCCTTTTTCTTGTATTCCTCTTCAAGGAAGAAATGCGAGGTCTTGGTCTTGGTAAGTTCAAAGGTGTCGTCGGGCTTTACGATATGAGTGCCGCCCTTTTTCCAGCCGATCTCCCACTTTTCCTTCCGGGCGAGCGCATCGATCGTGATGTGCGTCCGTGCCCGGCGAAGGTCGTGCTCAATCGTGTGCGGGGAATGCGTGAGCGGGAACTCTTTGGGGTAGGTCTGGGGCCAGCGTTCCTGAGCGAGCGCGACGCCCTTTTCGGACAGTCCAGATGCGCTGGGGAGAGTCCCTTTGCCAAGATACGTTTCAGGCCGGAAGAATATCTGATTAACGAAGCCGGAACTGTTGAGTTTTGAGATGGTCCGGTTGATCGTCCGCGTCGCGTCTTGTTCTTCATTGCCATAAATAATCCAAGCCAGGTCGCGTGTGGTAAGAACCTCGTAGCGGGCGAGGTTTTCAAGTATCTTGAGCTTTAGTTCTGTCGGGTAGAATAGTTCGTCCTTCATCCTCCTCTAACTCAACCATTTCAGGGAGAGGTTGTGAAGCGTACTTGTCCACAGTGCGGCTCTTTATGACTTTGGCGTAACTGGCGGGACTCGGGCCGAGGAAGGTAGGAGTCTTGATAGTGGTGACGCGGTCTTCAGTAGTGCGTTCGGCGCGGAACGGCGACGTGAACTGTATCCTCGTAGCGATCGTTGGGAGTTTGGCCTGGATCTCCTTCGGAAGATCTGAGGCAAGTTGATTGGCGAGGATGAGGCAGAGCTTGTACTTCCTCGCGCGCGTGAGGATGGCCTCGAACTCGGGCGCACAGAACCGCATGATCGTGTGGCACTCATCGATGTAGAGGTAGTATGGCGTCCGCTGGTCTTCGGGGATATAGCGGCGTCCGAATGTTGCCTGCTGGACTTTCGCCACAATGAGCGAGCCGATGAACAGGTCGGTGGGAGTGTCTTTGAGATTTACCAGTAGGATTTGCTTGTCCTGCATCACGTCCCAGATATTCAGCTTCGGCTTCGCGGCCCCGAACATCGTGCGGAGGGTTGGCGATTCGGTGAACGGTGTCATTCGCTCAACGATAGAGACGGTTTCCGAGGGTTTTGGAAACGGCGTCCATTGCTCTCTGCGGTGCGGGGCGCGTTTGAGAATCTGCTCACGGCGCTTCTCTGATTCGAGAAAATGCTGGATGTCGAGAAACGTGCAGTCGCCGCCGTTATCGTTGGCGTCGAATAATGTGCCGATGACTCTTTGCAGTCTGGGGCGCGCGACCGGCGCGCCTTCAAGGTCGAATAGATTGAGTAATTGGTCAGCGAGTACCGTCCGCTCGGGCTCGTTGCGGTAGGAAAAGAAATCAATCGGGACAGGATTATCGGTATCGAAGAATATCGTGTCCCTCACCCGATACTTGGGAATCCAATGCACCAGGCGGTTCACGAGATCGCCGGTGGGATCTATGACGCACACCCCGTGGCCGTTCTCGATGTCCTGGAGCGCCATGCTTTGAATGAGGGAACTTTTGCCGGTGCCGGGGTTACCCGCGATGTAGGTGGACTTTGGCCGGAGGTCCCCTTTGAGCGTGGACTTCATTCAATGTCGCTCAGCTCTACGTCGTGGGTGGGGCGTTTCTTCTCCGGGAACTTCACGCCGGTTTTCTTCTCGATGAGTTGTTTCACTATCGGCCCTAAAAACCCACCGACGGCACGGCCTACATCCGCAAGCTGTTGTTCTTCAGCCGGGGTGAGATTGTCTGTTGCCGTGAGCAGGTCTTTGGTGGCTTCTCCTACGGAGTCGTTGGGCTTGCGGGGCTTTGATTCGCGCATAGCCTGAGTGAAGGCTTTGAGGAGGGGTATGGGCTTTTCATCTTCATCCTCCGCAGTGCTTCTCGTATTAGGGAAGAGCACGTCGCCCAGGGTGGTGTATTGCTTACCATCCGTAGATCCTCCAGTCCTTCGCTCGCGTTTCTCCCATTCTTCTTCGGTCGGGAAAGGCGGTAGCCCTTTCTTCTTACGGTCGATCGCTTCAGCGAAAGTAATCTCTCTTTTACCAGCCATAGGTCCTCCAGTCGCCGCACCGTCCTAGCCGATAGGCGTACCCGATAGGGCG